TTAATCCCATCCACCTTCGATGTTAATAGCTTTAAGTTGTACGTTGGTTGCTGCATTTGCGATTGTTAGTTTTAGTGTATTTGCTTTCTGCAAAAGAAAAAGCTTTCTCTTAGCTCCGTGGTCTAGGACTTGTTTTATCTGATTAGCGGTATGAAGTCGATATTCACTTATACCTTGTATATTCTTACACATATAGTAAACATCTGAATCTTGAGAGACTGAACCGATTAGATTAAGCTGATCGTCTCTATCAGAATCATATGTATGCTCTGATTCTAAAGCGGAAGAAGAGAACCCACTTACGATTTTCTGAGAACAAATTGCATTTACTTTTGAATGAAGGAATTCTTTCTTTTTCAAAAGATCAACTGTCCAACCTTGTCCTTGAACATGTTTTTGATATAGTTCGTCAACCAATGGAATGTCGATAGTTTCAGTCAATTCATCAATTTCATCTGCCCAGGATAGGAGCTCTCTAGATACTAGGTAGTTTGATTTTAAATAAACTGCTTGCTTTGGAAACTCATGAACCACACCACTCGAAATCGTGGCCTTAAATTCATCGCCGACTTTTGGAAAATAATTTAGTGAATATACTACTTTGTGAAGAGTAGGCTTAAATGAAGCCCAAGCATCAACCCCGGACAATTGTTTTTTTGAACTATTGTAAAATAGCACTTTATTAGTTGATTTTTCTATTATATAATTCATTAGAATATCCTCGTTTTAAGTATATCAGCAGTCCATGCAGAAGTAGTCTCATTACCCATTCGTGGTGGACCATTTACACCGTCTGTAGTTGCCTCATATACCACAACACCACCACTCCCACGATAGCTTGTACCAGCTCCAGACCAACTATCCTGTCCCAGTGCACCTGCTGACGTACCTACCACCCTATGCCAGTGAGCATGGCCCATATCCTGCCCTTCGTATCCACCAGCTCCGCCGTCATAGTTTCCGCCTGCTGCTTTAGAACGTGATCCATGAACTCCTGCACCTCTTGAGAATATACCTCGTCTATCCGGTACGTTGATAGTTGTCGATCCGTTGCCGAATCCCCAACCAACATGTATCAACATCTCGCCTGTTTGATCGGATGTGAGATCTATAATCGATCCACTCGGAGTGAGCGAGATCTGAAAATCATCGGTTGTCGGATTCCGGACATAATATCGTGTGAGTGCTGTTATGCCACCACCTGTGAATCCGAACTTTACTAAGTCTCCTCCATTTTTTCCATGAGCTACACAATTGACTCGATCCGTTACAGGTGTCACAGACGTAACTGTTTTTATTAATTTTGCGAGAAGAGAAGGAGCTAAAAGAGATCTTAGATGATCGTCGCCATCGGATAAGACAAATCCATTCTCTTCAGTAAGCTCGTCGAGATCATCGGTGATTGTACTACAGCCTAAAGTGATCTGCTTGTTGATGGCTTCATCGAGCTGAGCCTTCAAAAAGTTACAATTTTCATACAGACGATCCATTTCATCATCAACTAAGTCTCCATCAGCAGGAGTTACTCGAGTCCAAACACGTGTTTTGGTTGCTACAAATGTCATACTTCAGCTCCTTTCAATTCCAAAGATTCTATGATAAATCTTTCCTCTACTCTCATTGCTGTTTTGATATCGAAGTATTTTTTGAGTTCTTTTTTGATCTCTTCGATATCAATTTCGCGCTTGAAAATTGAAGTATTTCCGCTTCCGGAAACTCTTTTATAATTCTTGCGATCACAATATTTTTGAATCACATCGATGTCTGTAGCTGCAATTATATTGAGTCGATTTATAATCTTTTGCTCTCGATCTGGTAACTCAACCAGCGTTTCTCTAACTAAAATTGATATCATATATCCTCCGATAAAACAAATGTAAAAGTAGTAAAAATATCTTTGCTTTTGCCTGGAAAAGAACTCAAAACCATGAGTCCACCGTCTTCATTGTATAATGCGATTTCGTTAATAGTGAGTCCAACTAACTCCGCAGGTCGAATCTTGATTTCGAAAAATTGATTTCCTTCGATATCGGTTGTGATTACAACCAATTTACGAATCAATTCGTTCTGGAGACCTGTATCATCAAACTCAGGATCGCGTAAATTTCCACCAGGTTCAGCTCCATTCCCTAATGCAATTTCAAATGGAATGATCTTAACTTTATCTCCTGATAAATAGCTAAATCCATTGAGGCTCCAGCTGGCATCGAATACATTAGATGGACGATTGAAATTGATAGAATCAGATAATTTGATATCGAATCTATAACTTACAATAGCCCTCACTCCGCCAGCCTTTATATCGAAAATTGCTTTATTAAATTCAAACACAACCTCTAACTCACTTGGTGATCCAACCAAAATCACTTCGAATGTTGCAGGCTGTTTTAAGCTTCCTGAAAGTGGATAAGTTCCATCCAAAAATAATCCACCATCCAGCAAACGAACACCATCATTGTAACATAATTCATTGATTTTGAAAAGTGTCCCGTAGCCAGCGACGATGCGCGAAGTAACTTCGTTCAAAGTATAAATATCACCTTTCGCTGATCTTTTTACATTCGCGATCGCAAGGAAAATTCTATATCTTTCATCATCTAATCCATTGCGTCGTTGTCTAAGATTTTCACCGATGAGATCGAGTACAACTCCAGATTGTTTATTGATATCATTGAGCTCTCGAAGAGTCTCAATTGCTTGATACAATTCTTGCAATTCTAACGCATAGACATGGAATAATTTACCGTTTTGCGATTCTAAATCTCTATTGAGAAAGCTCGCTGGAAATACATTCACACGTTCTAATATTGTACTCAATTCACTCATACAAATTCTATCTCTATATCCTCTGTATTGAGTTTTAATCTCTCAGCTCCACCTGCTTCAAGAATCAGATCGGTTGGCGAACCTGTAAGTCCAATCGTGGCAGTGATATTGGAAATTCCGAATACTCTAACAGTATTAAAATCTTCGATACCTAATTGAGCAGCTTCGAGTTCCCATGAGTAGAGTGATTCTCCAAGACCTTTACCAGTATATGTTTTAGAAGAATCTCCAATTGTATCAATTCCGCCTACAATTTTAATGCAGTTTGTTTTGATAATATTCTCAGATCCACTATTAAAAGTTGAGTTTGTGGTTATTACAAGCTTAGCATAAACTCGAACGTCTGCTGGTCGATCATAGTAATAAGTCCTATTTTCTCCTTTGTTATCTACAACGATTGTAGTTTCGATACCGATTGATTGGATTCCGCCTGGCCAGTTTCGTAAAAATAATTCTCCAATTTCTTCCGAACTGCCACCTTCAATGACGGACTGCATTGAATTAGGTGGACGACCTTCTCCATCCTCAACGGATGTTGCATTCTCATAGACACGAGCAGTTATAACAGATTGTAAGTTATTTAAAAGTGATTGAAGATTGGCAGCCGAGGATCCACCTGCGACTCCGCGCTCACGATATCGACGTACGGTCTCCGGATCGGTTTCGATCTTACGTCCGAGTGATGCAGGAGTTAAATTGATAACTGATTCTATTTCATTCTTAGGAGTGAGGATCTCATTGATAGATTCCTCTGGAACATTTCCAATCTCTCCAAACTGTAAACACTGAGCTAGGCACGTTCCAGTTTCGGATACTCCGATAACACTATCTTCTATTGTTATATATTGAATTCCTTGAGGAGTCTGAACTATAATTCCAGTCTCGATGATTGAATCTGGAACACCGCCAAAAGTTAGCTGCACAATCGCTCGCTTCGGCTGTGCTCGTTCTTGTCCTCCAGCTGCTATCACTCTATCAAGTGAGACTCCTGTTGCAGTATCAAGGAAGTTCGAATAATAAATTGACTCTAGTGTTTGCCAAACCAAATCCAATTCGTCTGTCTGAGCTTGCAATCGCAATCCGTCTGGAGACTGATCGCCAAGATCAATATTTTCTCCTAGTTGAATCCTAGCATTTGCTCTTTGAGACTCTAGAATTTGTTGTCTAGTTTTTCGTATAAATCCTTGAGGTGTTACACCAAAACTCATAATGATATTACCTCCGTTAGAGGAATTCTTCCGTATGTTGATAATAGCATCATTTGTATTTTTACCTTCCGATCGATTCGGTCAATCTCAATCACTTCTAAATTTTCAATTGAATTGGTTTCTGGATCTTGCAAAATCACACGCTCGATCTCACGAGCAATTCTTTCTGCTCCAACTTTTGTTTCAAGAATCGTAAACCAATCAATTCCTAATGATGTATCGTAAGGAATCTCACCTAGTACAGTTTTGATTTTAATCTGAACTTTCTGTAGATAATATTCACGACCCTCGATCTCCACTAAGCGACCGTTTGTATCTCGAACCAGATCATTGTTTTCAATTTTGAGTCCTCGCATTATGCCCAGTCCTCTTCAACAGTGGTCACTATATTTGTAGCCTTTCCAGTTTTTAGCCAAGCAACCAACTGAGCCGCCTTAAAATCACAACTCAATTCTGCATTCGAAGGATCACCACCCGCAGGTATAAAAGGAGTCGCGGGAGGCGTTGCTGTATATCCAGCCATACCAGATCCTAATGTGGATGCAAATGCTTCGCAGGCAGCCTGAAAAACTGCTCCTGTTGGATCAAGATACATTGCGGCAGCTGCTGATTCAAATGCGGACAAGGCAGCTATAAGTGTTGAACTTGCTGGCGAAATAAATTCACAGCACTTCTCTAGAGCGTTTTTCCAAGATGCAATTGATTTATCAATTGAGTCTTGTTTATCAATCGCATCTCCAATATAGTCTACAAAATTTCGATCCATGAACTTCCGTAATTCGATCTTTGCATCTGATTGATTGAGAGCCATTATTATGCTTCTCCTGTTGGGATCTTGGAGATTGTAGGTCCAAATGGTGCCGAGTGACCATGCTTCTTAGTTGATACTTTTGTGACTTTCGAATCTACTATCACATCCTCTTCTACTTCTACAGTTTTGTTTACTTCTGTCTTCTCTGATTTCAATACCCATTTGTTTCCATCTTCTCCGCCAACTTGGAAAACGATTTCGTCTTCCTTAATCTGAATGAATGCATCACCAGATTCATGTCCCATAATCAAACCCTCTTTTTGCAAAAGTTGATTGCGGGATGGTTTGATATTCTTTGCAGAGATAAATGAATTAATTACAAACGCATTGTACGGATTAAATGGTGAATTAGTAATATCATCATACTGACCTTGAATTCCTTGCTCAATAGAATGAGTTGAAAATCCCAGTAAGACCATATCTCCAGACTTATAATTATTATTGATTATGAAACCATTCTGACAATAGAAAAGGCAAGGAACCTTAGATAGAATCGGATATCTCTTCTTAGTTAGTCCGTTACCTTTACCTTTTTGTGAAAGCATTGGCTGCACACTTGCCTTATTGTCTGAAGAATCATAACTCTCGATACGAGCTGGAACTGATATCAGAATCTCACTGAATCGATTCCTTAAAAGATCTTCTAGAAAATTTGCAAGTTGCGCACTCATACTTCAACTCCTTCGAAATCTGCGGAAGCTGATGCATGAGAAGAGAATTTGTTTTTACCTTTTACGATTTTGATCTGTGAATCTAAATCACCACCTTTCACATAGAGAACCAAATTTCTCCTGTATTCAGGACGAAAGAGAGATTGAATTTTCCATTTTTTGGAATCGATTTTTTCGGGCTTACCAATGAGTCCGGATGAATAATCCAATAGAATTTGCGATGGCGTAGGACTTGAATCCAAAGGCTGTATATGCAATTCACCATCTCGAAAGAAGAATTGTGATTCTGTGAGTTTACATAAATCAGTTATTGATTTTTGTAAAGTAGTGGATGCGAATTTTATGGTTGGATTGGATCCAAGTTGAATGCGTCCAACTTGGATATCGGTTGATGCAAGAATTTGTCTAAGAATTACTTCCGCAGTCATCTTGCTATATGATCTATAAATAGAAGTATTAGACCATACTCCAGCTTGTTCAGTACATTCTAATTCAAGAATAAGATCTGTAGATTGGTTGTTTACTTTAAACTTATATATTTTACCTGAGCAACAAACTCCTGATAGATCTTTGTATCCTGCCGTTACAAAAATATCTGGATATCTTTTATTGCCTCCAATGACTTTTGGTTGAACCGAGTCTATCGTATCTTGGTTAGGATTGTACAATCTCAATTTTGTTGAATTGAATTGATCAAACTCAGTTTCAAAATCTATTCTGAAAGGAGGGTATGAAAAGGTCTTAGCGATTCCACCAACAGCTGGAGTGATCTCAACTTCCGCAACTCTGCTAAATAGTTGGCTCACTCTTCGATCCTTCCTATCGCTATTTTGATTCGAGCAAAATTTGCTTGGTTGAATTCGATATCAACTGATTCATCGGACACAATGTCCTCAATTGCTACAGGCAAGATTGTTATATTGTATGGAAATCCTTCAACGGCAAAATGATTTGCTTCAATTCCATAAACCAATTTAGTAGAATATATAATCTCATCATTCTCAACTGATCGAACAAGCATTGTATAGAAATCACCTACAGAGTTATAGTCGAATTCTAATTCCAATTCAACGCTTTCCAAAACAATAGTTTTGCGAACAGGAATCTCAGTCAGTTCAAGAGGTATCGATTCTAAGGTAGCCATCTATAATCCTATTACCGATTTAAGTAATGTTTTCTTAGGCGAAGGTTCCTTAGGAAGCTCTTCCTTTTTAGGTTTGACTTTGCCTGCACTTGGAACTGATTTTTCCGCGACCGCCCGAGTCTTAGCTTCTGCAATCAGAACCGGCCAGATCATCATTGTTCCACCAATGTCTTGACCGAACTCAGTTGATTCATTGAATGTTATATCACCTAGCAATAGATTGGGAATCTCATCTCTGGATCTTCCAACAAATCTTTCCATCACATCATCAGGCTCAAGATATTGAAAGATACTTGGTAGCTTGCTTATAATCTTATCGAGAATTCCGCCTGTTCCATATCCGAGTAAGGTTACGATCTGTCCGTTAGATTGCCACTCAATAAGCTGTTTTATTTTTGAATCAACAGTCATACGAGTAAGTGCAAAAAGTTCAGTGCTAGATGATAGAACGAATGCAATAGTGATAGCTCGATCACCTAGTGCAACATGGTCACTGATAGTTTGCTTCGATCCATCTTTTTCGATTGCGTGTTTTGTGATTTCAGCTGGATAAGAATGGTCAAATGTATTTACAACATTCAACTCAACTTCGATTCCTTCAGCTTTAAGAGCTATTGTATCTCTACCTGTGATTGGATTGCTCATGCGAATTCATCCTCTGGCAATCCAAGAAGTTGTCTGAGCTTTGGAACAATTTTATCATCGATCTGCTCTTCAATCATAGATACAAAATCTTTTGCATCTTCCTCGGTAGATCCCGATCCAAGTATAATCTTTTCTATATTAAATGATAAAAGACTTTTGAGTCCTGAAGATCCTCCAGAGTTATTCGATGATCCAGCACTTGCACCGGGCAATTCTTTGAATGCATACAGATTATCATCAGGATGAGTATGAATTACTTTTCCTTCCTTCGTGATGATCGCATCATTTACATTTGTTGCTCCACCACTGAGATCGATACCAATAGATTTGAGTCCATTCAGAAAGGATTCAGGTAGAATGTCCTTCAGAAGATTCTTAATCGATTCTTTCATTGACTCAAACATGGCAATAATCTTTCCCGGAATTCCAGATATGAACGCCACAATGTCATCCCAGAAAAAATACAAAGCCGAAACTGGAAAGAGAGCCATAATCACCCATTTGCCATAGGTCTTAACAAGATTTAGAACCTTGTCCAACATTCCTTTAAAGAGTTTTGCAAGATCAAAATCCTTCCAGGGCCCTAAAAAATCTCCAATGATTGAATCTCCGCCGTCCATCCAAGTTAAAAGTTCATCCACTACTAAAACTACTGCCGCTATTGCCAAACCGATACCCAACATAATTGCAATCACGGGAGCCCATGCAACCATCAAGGCATATCCAGCAATAACCATAGAATAGACAGTTGGGATCATAATTGCAGTCAATGTCCCGGCTAAAACAATCAGAGCAAACTTAACTCTATTTGCTCCGTCTTCCGAGTCAGTAAAATAAGTTAACAAAGAAATAAGTGCTAATTGTAACGGCTTGATTGCGACTGCAACCATCTCTCCGATTATTTCACGTAGGTCTCCAAACCTCTCATCAAGAATTTTGGCTCTTGCACCAGCTGTATCCATGTGCCTTGCATATTGTTCGGTTAATGCGGAATTTTCTTTTAGAGCTGTCATGATGAGAGCTTCTCTCATTCGCTTCGAGGTAGCATCAGCTCCTGTTCCAATTGCTTTAAATTGAGATTGATATTGCCCAAAGACAGCTCCGTTCTTTTTCAAGAATTCATCCGAGCCTGATATAATAGCCTCTTGTGCATTTTTCATAACTTCGCCAAGGTCTCGTCCAGTGACAGCCGAAACTTGCTGTAGCCCCGAAAGTGAATCTGCAACAAAATCTACAGAAGCCCCCATAGACAAGGCTTGGTTCGCTGCTGTTTTCAGAGAACCTTCAGAGCTTAAGCCTTGTGAATTTTCTAGTGCTCTATCAATTGCAGCTCCAAGTTTTGGATATTCACTGCCTGCAAGATTTTCAACTTGTACTCTCTGCTGTTCCAACGCTGTAAATGCATCGAGAGAAGCTGATGCATAGCTTGCTGCAAATGCAATTACACCGGCTGCTGCAATTCCTTTTAGAACTCCACCAAAGCCGTTAGCTGACTTGGTTGAGACATCTAAAGATTTATTCAATTTCTTAATTTCAGCATCTGTGAGTCCAGCTGCTTCGGCTGCTGCTTTGAATTCCTCTTCGAGATGCAATTCATTCTGTGCTTTATCAATCAATCCTTGCATTTCCAGCTCGGTTACTCCGAGTGAATCTGCGAGCCTCTTAAGTCCAGCGTTGCCCTGGTCTGTCGAGCCAAGCATTGAGGCTCCAAGATCTTCGAAGCTTGCAGCAGCCGATTCAGAGAACATATCAACTGTCTCGATTGTTGCTCCGAGAGAATCACGTAATTGATCAACTTCACGATCTAGCTCGGACAATGCATCACTTGCATCACCTGATAGATCAATTGCAACATTTAATTCCCTTAGAGCCATGGCTTAGATTACCAACCTAGAATTCTGAATACGATTCTTGCTGTAGATCTCTCGATCATTGAGAGCCTCAAAATAGATTGTGAATTCGATTTCTGTCATTGTATCAATCCTATCTTGTGAAAGAGTTACAGCACCTTGAATGAATCCAATCCAATATCTATAATTCGCTTTATACAAATTATAGCAATATTCTTTGAATTGAATTTCATCTGGAATTGAATCAAAATTACTATACTTCCTGTTCCAATTTCCCTGATAAAAATCGTGTGATCAATAAGATCCACACCTCCAGTTCACGAGGATGCAATTTATCAATCTGTGGTTTATGGTTATGACCTATTGGTTCAACACAAAACTCAAATGACTTGTCTAGCAACTCTTCGTGATTGATTTTTTCCATTACAGAAAAGGATTTCCATTCCATCGCCTTGCGGTTGCCTGGATGGATCAGCCTGTAATCCAATCCATCGATGAAAGTAATCTCAGCTCTCATGCCTAGGTCATCGACCTTGCGCAGTATAGGAGACTTCGGCTTGACTTTTTGTGAGCTAGATGATCCAACTACTTCCACATTTGCAAATTGTTTTTTAGTGTGATCAAAATCCTTTGCTTCATCAGCAGAATCCGTAGTCCGAATATTCTGATTAGATGAAACCGATCCTGATGTTTTTTGACCTTGATGTTGATTCATGCGAGTGTTACTCCGTTATAATCGGGCAATAGAATTACCCAGGTTTTTTCTTTGTATTCCTTTCCGCGTTCCATGCTTGGACGAGTCATCACTCTGCACTTAAGCGCAAAGCCAAGCTCACCTCCATCCGATTTATCTTCGATGAGAAATGGAAATGCAATTCTTGTTTTGGTGAGAGTGTCCAAGATTGCATTCTTTGGATCTGAACCAAGATAGACAAGAGTTGCCTTATGTCTGTAGTCATAGATCTCAGAGATATTACTCTCACCGTTGATTCCTGACTGAGAGCTGATTTCATCAGCTGTAAGCCTTTCAATTTTAACATAGTTATCTTGCCCAGACGGTGTCATGTCCTTACCTGCAATAACTAATCTAAGTTTTTTTGAATCCCATTGTCCTTGCATTAATCTAACTCTCCTTCGATGTCTACCGAATTGATTGCACCTTCCAATCTACACTTGAATTTGATTGCAGGAAATATGCGACTATCGCGATCGTTATCTGGAATTGAATCAAAATCTGGTAAGAATATTTGATACTGATAATCACCTAAGTCTGATCTAGTTAGATCTTCTTCTGTCTCAACTGTTGCAATCAGCCCAGCTTGACCCGCAGCTGTAAATCGATCCCTCATGGCAGATACAATCAAAGCAGCTCCAGTAGGCGTGTAGCCGAGTTTTGAATTATTCAAGAACACAGACGCTACATCTTCATTCAATCGTGCTTCAAGGAAGTCTCGAATATCAATCACATCATCGTATGCACCTCCAGTTGTTTTCCCAGGCCAGAAAACCTGAAAGCCGTTGAACAATGCGATGACGTTACCCTTGTCGCTGATGATTGAATTCGTCTGCGAATTACTGTAACCTGAATTGGCAACACCTGCAAGCCTAAGATATGCTGGATTGTAGCTCCCAACTTGTCTTGCAACTGTATCTCCAAGATACCTTGCATCGGGATGATTGGTTGGATCAGTATGCAGAATCAACAGTTCTCGGTTTTCATTTCTTCCAACTAGAATTGTTATATCAGATGTCAGGCCAACGTAACGCTTTTTGATAGAAGCTAGATAGTTGGAATTTGCAATGATCTCAGTTTTATCATTGGTAGTTCCAAAAACTTTATACCAAGAATCTTTTCCAATATTTCGAAGAGCTGCAATCTCAGTCTCAATTTGATCCCATGCTGTTAAGAGATAAACCGCAAGTAAACTTGCAGAATTATTCTGAGCAAAGAATGCTTGTGCTTTACGGTATTCAAGATCTGTATTCTCGAATCCGAGTTCAAGAAGCTCATCAGCTTCCGTGATCGCCATGTATCTCTCATACGTGAGTGTAGTTGAAGGAACCGCAACCACAACTCCTGAACCAACTGCACCAATCAACGCAACCTCAACGATTGCATTCGAATCGGTATCACCTTCAATTGCAGTCTTAATTTGTGCGGCAGTTGAGGTTCCAACTCCACCAGCTGAGGTTGCAACGTTTACAGTGACAATATATGGATCACCACTTGTTCCAGCACCAGTTCGAGCTACAGACAACGCTGTGTTATTGCCTGCGACAACATACACGACATTGATATAAGTAACTCCAGCGGTCTTGGCTGTGACTTTAAGCCCTGATTCTCCAGAGAGAATGTTTGCAAAATACTTAGGAGCTTTAATTCCAAGTAACATTGCCAGATCAAAAGTTGTTTGTCGAACTGGAGTATTTCCCAGCTGAATATTTATCTTTATCGGATCGATTTTTGATATCATTTATATCTCCTCTATAACAGGAGGTGTTGATATTTTACCTACCTGTTTGGTTGTAATTTTATAATAATCAAACTGCAAATCAAAGCCGGCACGATAATCATAACGAACCGTATCCATAGGAATTGTCCTGTCTTGAATATCTCCAGAGACAAGCTTAGGACTAAGGCCTAGAGCTTGACATGCATCTAATCCCTCGATTGAATCGAAATAATCCATAGCTCTCGAAGCAAGATCCATTGCTGCAGCAAGAGATTTATCATGAACAAATGAGAGTGAGATTGTTGCTCGTGCAACTTTACTTGTCGTCTCAAGCATATTCAGAGGATCAAAATTCTCTGTATCAGGAATCGGAATCAGATCCGATTTCTTCGAAGCCGAATGCTCTGAAACTTGAAACAGATTCAGGATCTTATAGCTACCGAATGGATAGCTATTCTTTGGATTGATCTGAGATTCTCTATCAATCGGTAATTTGGTTATATCAGCAATAAGCTTGGTTCTAACAAGCGCCATCGCGGATTCTATTTTTGCCATTATGATCATTCGGATTCCTCTTCATCTTCTAAATCTACTAAAGCTGGTTCAACTTGAGGATCTTTCCTCTTGGACAAATAGCGAATGAAACCAGCTTCATTGCGCATGTCCTTAATATCTTTGATTACATAATAAATATCTTTTAACTTGAACTCATCGTTGAACTTGAGATCAACATCACAAGGTTCTAGTTGAAACAAATTTCGATCTTCGGAAGAATAAGATCCCGCTTCAGAGAGAAACAATTGTTTGCCCGATACCGGAGTGGATGGCCAAGTCACTTCAAATTTAGTTGAAGGTGTTTCCGGATATTCTCCATTTGCATCTTTCTGCGATATTCCCTTCACATACAAAGTGATAGGTTGTGAGTGCTTAGCTAGAGTGAGTCCAAGGCCTTTAAGGATCATGCGACTACCTCATAACTAATTGAATTGAGGAGTTGATTTGATTCTCGAAGAATGCCTTCTCCTTTCTTTCTTTTTCTGTAGGATTCTGAAAGTGGAGCAAACTCAGGATCTTCCTGAACAATTCGATTCTTAATCTGACTCACGACATACAATCCAACTTGATCGGCAACTTGATCAGCCGAAAGCATTCGATTCAAAATTCCTGCAACTCCTGACTTGACAATTTTTGTAATTCCATCCTGAACAGATTGCTTATCTAGAGTTGCTCTTATAAAGGATCTCTCTGGAATCTCGATCACAGAAGCCTTCCCAGTTTTCTTATTCACTCTATTGATAGTTGCACCAAACTCATGAACACCTGCTATTATCTGAATTTTTGAACCTTCTTGACCAATAACTCCTACGATTACGGAAGTCTTATTCAACTTTCTTAGTTCAGCGATAACATCAGTTGCAGATCCTGAATCCTTAATTGTACCGGGCATCAGGATAACCTTCCAGAGAGACCGTGAATCTGTGTTTTTTTTCGCTTATATTCAATCATATATCTGCTTTCTCCTGGATTTCCAGAATCAGAAGAATCAGAAGCATAGGATGCTGAGATACCGTCCGCAGACTCGGAAGTAACTGGACGACTGATTACTCCATTGACTAGTAAAAGGTGAGCCGTATAACACATTTGCAACTCAGCAAATCGAGGATGACTTATCTGGAAAGAGTGAGCCTTAACAGACTCTGCTCCTTGATCCAAATACATATCGAGCAGGTCATTTGATTTAGAATCCAATTGACCACTCAAATACGTTTTAAGCTGTTCTCGATTTGCTTGTGCCAT